AAACAAAACAAGCAGGTCAGAAAATAACTGACAAGGCTATTATTAAGGAGAGTAAGAAATGATTGAAAACTCCTACTCAAAAAATATCAAAAAAACCAGTAATAGAAAAGAAGGTTATTGAAAAGCCAAAAGTAATTAAAAAGCCTGATGTAATTAAGAAACCTACTAAAATAGATGATGCTTTTCTATGAACTAATGCTAGCAGAAAAGCATTTATAGAAAAAGAAATATCTATATTAGAAAGGAAGATAAAAGAATATAGTAAAACTTCTTGAACAGATGCAGTTGCATTAAGTAAAAAATCTAAAGCTTTAAAAAGTATAGAAAGATATAAAGAAGAATTACAAACATTAAAAACACCTAAAGCAATAGATAACAAAGCTTGATTCATTAACCCTACAGAGATATGAAACTCTCTTAAACAACTTACTCCAAAGAATATAAACACAGTAGCAACTAAGATAGCTAAACAGATCTGAGTTAAAACAGAAGAAGTAATCAAGATAATCAAAGCACATATAAAGAAGTATGGAGCAGAGTTTAAGAATAAACTATGAGAACTAGTTGATAAGATAGCAGATAAAGTATGAGCAAGAAGTAAGTTTATAGATGATAGTGGTACTTGAATAAGTGGTAAAAAACAAGTATTAGATGAATTAAATCCAACTTGATGATTATTTGTAGATTATACACCTAGTAAAAGAGCTAACTCTATATTGGACAGCAATAAGCTTACAACTTTAGATAAGACAATGTGATTATCTCCTGATAAAGAAATAACTATATATAGAGGTGCACCAAAAAGTCAAAAAGTAATTACTCCTTGAGATTTTGTAAGTACAAAATATGATATAGCTAAATCATATACTGATTGAGAAGTGTTATCTATGAAAGTAAAAGCAAAAGATTTACTAGATGATCTATTAGAGCCAGATTTATGACAAGAAACTTTATATATTCCAAAAACTATGCAAAACTGGGAGAAAATAAAAGCTCCAAAAATAAAAGCTGGTAGTAAGTGAATAATGAAAGCTCCTGATTCTATTGATATTGATAAAGTTAGAAATAATCCTAAATTAATAAAGGATTTAGAAAAGCAATGATATAGTTGAATTTCAAATAAAAGATGAGAATTTATGTTTAATTCTAAAACTCCTACCAAGAGTGCAGGACTAATAGATGAAGCTAAGAAGTATAAGAGTGCTGATGAGTTTGAAAAAAGCATACCAACAGCTACAGAACTAAAAGAAATCTACAAACAAGCTAACAAACCTAAAGGAATTAAAAAAAAAGCAATAGATAACAAAGCTTGATTTATTAATCCATCTGAAATGCTAAAAGATGTTAAAAAAGCATTTACTTGAAATAGTAAAATAAAATTAGATATAAAATCTAGTTGACAAACAGCAAAGGAAAAATTTACTATGAGCCTGTTAGAAAACTTTAAAATATGAGAATGAAGTGACAGGATAGTATACGATCTGTGAAATAGGGTAATTAAAGTAGCAAAGGGGAAGAGATGAATTGCTCAACAGAATGCATGATTAATTAATCCTCAACTTGAAAAGGCTTGAATTATACCAAAAACATTTGAAAGAGGAAAAGATTATGTTATTGTGGAAAAATTCCCGAGCTATAAAAGCTTAAAGTCAGCAGATAAGAAAATGATAGATGCATTAGTGGCAGATGTTGCTGAAATAAGAGGTAAAAAAGTGAATATAGCAGAGGTAAAAAAGGTACTTAAAAAATATTGATGGGAAGAAATAGGAAAATTAGATATAGAGACGTTCGGATGGGGGGATATTAAACCAGCTAACCTAAGTATAAAAAACGGAAAACCAATTTTAATTGATGAAGGTACAATTAATTTACAAGGAACAATAGATAAATATAGAAAACTTGTAATATTAAAATCGGCAGTGATAGGATGACTGGCATGAGTTGCAACATCTGATATATGAAAAGACATATTGTACAAGATATGAGAGTTTTTTATATGATGAGATAAGCTGGAAGAGAGAAACAAATGATCTATGTATGAATGAGCAATTAGGGGATAAAAAACTAAGATCTAATAAAATTTAAAATATGACACAAGAAGAGGTACTTAATAATATAAAAGAAAACATATATGATAGGGCTACTCTTTTTCAAAAGTATGATGAAGATAAAGAGTTAAAAAAACATATATTCGTTGCTTGCGAAAAAGACCCTATTTATTTCTTTAAATATTTTTTATACACAGATAGAAATGCTTCATTAATTCCAGAGAGTTTTTGAAGCAAAGTACCTTTTATTTTGTTTGAATTTCAAGAAGATTTTGTAAGAGATGCTTGGGATGCTATAAAGATGTGACAAAAACCAGTACAAGATAGAACAGAGCCAACAGATATGTTTAGTGAAAAATCAAGACAAATGTGATTCTCTTGGGTATTTGCTGGACTTCAATTATATGCTTACTTGTTTCATAACATGAAAAGTCTATATATAAGTAAGAAAGAAGATGAAGTTGATAAGGCTTGAGATATTAAATCACACTTTGAGAAAATAAGATTCATGATCAGATGACTTCCTAACTGGATCTTACCCAAATGACTACAAAAAGAGATTTGAACAGATTGTAATAAAAACATGAATATATCTCGTAAAGACTGAACTTGAAGTATAATATGAGAAAGTGCTAATCCAAATGCTTGAAGATGATGAACATTTTCTTTTGTTATATTTGATGAAATGGCTTTTATGCAATATGCTCAAGCAATTAACATGAGTATATCATCAGCTACTCCTTGTCGTTTCTTTAATTCTACTCCTAACTGAGAGTGAAATGAGTATTATAGAATGAGAAAACTAGCAATAGAAGAAAAAGTAAGGTATCATAGATGTCATTGGTCTGAAAACCCTCTTTATACTAAAGAATGGTATAAATGGAAAATAAAATGAATGACCAAAGAGCAGATTGCTCAAGAACTAGAGATAGATTATAATGTAGCGTTAAAAGGTAGAGTATATCCTAATTTTAGAGGTGAAACTTATGATGTTGATTATAATCCTACAAAACCTCTATATGTAATTATAGATAACTCACATTGATGATCTGATCCTCATGCTGTTATAGTTATGCAACCAGAATATGAGACACAATACCGGAATATTATTGATTCTGTTACTATGAATTGTGATATACCAGATATGGCAAACTTCCTAGCATGAGCGCCTAAGATAGCATTAAATGATAATGAACTAGCATTTCAAAACAGATACCAGAACTATAATTGGAGACAAGCTACGTTTATATCCGATCCTTACGATACTCATACAAAGGTAGTAAATAATCACCATCCAGACGGTATGGTTATATATGATGAATACGCAAAGGTTTGAATACACTTAAATATACCAAATACAAAAGATAATCCAAAAACAACACAAATACTAAGAACGAGAAGCAGTATAGATAGATTAAAGGTAAACGAAAGATGTGCTGATTTTATAAGTGCTGTACAAAATGCAATTTATCCAGAGGTTAAAGAGTGAAGCATGAGAACTTGACCAGTTGATCTTCCTGTACATGATTGGACATCTCATTATAGAACAGCTCTTGAATATATGACTATATACTTATTGGATAACTTTGTAGAGACACAAAAGACTAAAGAAGAAGAAAAAAAACTAGTAGAAATAAAAAATCCTGTTACTTGAGAGATGACCTATAAATTTGAATAAAACTTGTGTATATGAGATAAATTTATATAATAACTTTAAATACTAATATAATCACTATGGAAGTACAAAACAGTAGTAAAAATACTAAACAAGCACTACAAACTATAGACAAGATAGAAGTGCAAAATGTTAAACCTATTCCTCAAAACAAAGATGACGAGAAGATTATCTGATTTGTCATGAAAAGAAAAACAGCTATGAGGAATAAAAGAAGGGTAATAGACAAGTATTGGAAAACCTTTGTTAAACAGTTTGAGGCTTTGTTTGTGCCTTATTCAGATGGTAGAGCTTCAAGTAATGTACCATTAGAGAGAGCTATTATTGAATTGTTTGTCGCAGAGGCTATAAAAAGACCAACAAACTTTACTTTCACAGGTGCTATTTGATATGATTTTCAAGAAAGAATACTAGAGAAAGTTTGGAAAGATGATTGGAGTATAAACAATAGAAATAATGAGATACTTAACAACGAGTATTTAACTGCTATATTTGGAACATCCGTAATATATACAGGGTTTGAAAAAAGTTATAGAGTTATAGAAGATTTTGATTGAGTGGATGATGAATGAAAAATTAAATTTC